AAAAGTCCATTGTCTTTGTTTAATCGGAATCGGATTAGTGCTACTTTTTTCAGAAGGTTTAGCAATTACTTTCTGAAAAATTGTCGTTTGTAAAACGAAACCTTCGGAAATAGGCTGTGATTTAAATATTGAAAAAGCTTCTTCTGCTGATTTACAATATTCGCAAGTTAATCGATGTGTGCAGATAGTCATAATTAATCCTTTTTAGATAATCGCCAAGTTATAGAACTTTCTTTTCTGTATTTCTCAAGATCTACATCTTTAAGTTCTTGAATAGCGGAGTAGTCTACATTACCTTTGCGAAAAGATCTAGTGAATTTAACCCCATCGGCCGTCGTATTTTGATTGCCACTCATAGAGATCAACGAAGCCGTCATTTCTTTTTCTTGGTTTTCCATCTCCTTTATTATCTCTTTTACTGTCAAGAGATCCTTCGCTAACTTCGTCCATTCTTTCGTTCCCTGTTGATAATCCCGATCCGTCATTTGGGGTGGTGAAAACGTCTTTAAGCATTCGTAAAATTCCTTTTCTTTTTTGATTAGTTCTTCAATGTATTTATCATCACGATCAACTTTTATAGTTATGAGTTCATCATCATAATAAGAACAATAAAATATAAAATAAACATCGCATGTATATATTATATGTTGTAATTGCGCATAATATTTTTTAGGCACTTGACCTAATATAACAGCAATTGCATGATCTTCTTTTCCAGGACATTTTAGTTCCACGATTACATCATCCAAATCAGAAATTTGATATAAACCATCTAAACTGGCTGACATATAATCGATTTTAGAGGAAACCACTACAGCAGGTTTACAATCAAAACCATATTCTTTATTAAATTTTCGTAATGCAATCGGCTCAAGTTCCTTTCCCCGCCTCATTGCCCCGTTTTCTTCCTGCTCTGGCTCAATCCCGAGCTTTCTAGACCACAATTGCAAAGGAGTAGTCCAAGGACTGTCACCCATGATGATCGGGGCATCTGATGCCCCAATACGTGTTTTTCTGAATTCTAACCAATCTGATTTATTTTGTTCTAAACCTACAACAATCTTCATCTAGTCCCCTGTCAATATTAAGAAAAATATGGTGGTAAAAATTATTAGCAATACAGCAAGAATTATTGTAAAAATTCCTTCAGCTATATCTTTGAAAAATTTATTCATTGATTGTCTCGTTTTCTTTTTCTTTTAAATAATTTTGATATTGATCTCTTTTTGCCATCGCACCATTTTTGAAAAGTTCGAAAGATTTTACTTGAACTTCATAAATTGATTTAATTTTTAAAGCATCAAACACAGATTTTTTATATTCTGGGTTACAATCTTTCAATATGTTTTCTAATTCATCACCCTGTTCTTTTGTAATGCAAACAACAGTAGGTTTAATTTCTTCAACTGGTACAACTTGAACATTAATAGAATCTTGTGAGTCTACTTGCTCATTTCTTTTTGAAGCTGCTATTTCTTTAAGTTCATCTTCTACGTAACCAGCCCCAAGAGAAAGATCAGGAAATAACTGACGAAAAAGCATTGACATACAACGATTGTAAAGCATCACAGCGGGATATTTCTTCCAAGTAGCACCATTCCATAAGCCAGCAGTAATAGCGTCTTCTTTAGTGAAAGTGCACGTCCATGTGTCACCATTATCAGCACGTTTTCCGTGTAGAATAACACATTCAGCATTGGATTTCGGATCTTTGACAATCGAATGTCCTCGCTGTCTAACTAAAGCAGCCATCATTTCAGTAGACATTCCGACTTTGCCATTGATGCAAATGAAGCCACCATTTAACGCTTCAAATGGATGAATTCCTAATGTCTTTGCTCTTGCCATGATTGCATGGATACTAGCTTCACCCATGGAAGCATAGTGCTTAGTAGCCATAAGCTTTTTGCAAACATCTTGAATCTTGTCAAATTCTGTTAGTTGAGATGCAAAGTCAACAGTTGTTAAAGATTGATTATTCATATTTATCCTTGTGTATTCTTTCAATGATAGTACATTAAAAAGCATTAAATTACAACACAAATATACATTTTTTACGATGTACATTTGTTATACTCTATTTATCGTTATCGTCTAAACCCATTTCAGATTTACTAGGCTTTCTTTCAATGATTGTTTCATCTTCATTGATTTCGATTAACTTCTTTCGATTCAATGAGATCTTTTGTTTAGAAAAGTCAGAACCGACGTTTACCCATCCATTATTGTCTACTGTATATTTTCCATCTCTTGCTTCGCATAAGCTAAACAAGCTCAATAATGATGCTGCAAATAGTAATCTTTTCATAATTTTCCTTTTGTTTAAAAATTTCTAAAATCGTGATTGTCTTTTCTCATTTCCATGTGTCTTTCGTTGGGAGTTCCACCAAAGAATAATGAGAATAGGGCTTTAAAGAATCGTTTCATTTTGCTCCTATTTAATTAATACCAATTAATTCTTTAAATGCTTCTTTCGTTTGCTCAACACATACGGAATTACCCAAGGATCTAGCTCTGTCCACCCTAAAGGGTATGACATCATCCACTCCAAGAATTGGGGATTGATTCTTTTTCCAATAAGATTGGGGAAAATCTCTCCGATCTTGTCTTGAAGGTCGTATCCGTGCTCGCCTTTCTTCCTGTTCGGACTTGGTTCCCGTATTGGTTTCGATGCTTGACTTGCCGTCGGTGTAGGCCAAACAAAACCATCTTTTCCGTATTTGTGGCGCCCCTTCCTCTCTAGCTTCCTTAACGATCCATCGACATTTAAACCCGATATCGGTAAGCAAGTCGATGATTTGTTTTCCTCCTCTAGTTGTAATAGCTGGAACGTTTTCAAGGAATATGAAAGAGGGCTCGATTTCTTTGGCCAAGCGTAAGATCTCGAAAAATAATCTGCTTCGCTCTCCAGCCAAGCCTTTTCCATGTCCTGCAATGCTAATATCCTGACATGGAAACCCTCCGAATAATATGTCGATCGGGGCAGCATTCTTTCCCATTGATAAAGTCCGCACGTCATCCCAGATGGGTGCATGTCGTAAATCACCTTGCTCCATTCTTGACAAGAGCACTGCTTGACAATAGGGATCGATTTCGCAATATGCGACTGGTCTAATCCATTCGCTAAGTGCGAGGCTGATTCCACCGATTCCGCTAAATAAATCCAAACCATTTAACATGTTTTCCTATTTAATTAATCTTTTTAAAGATTATTTATCTGAAATAAAATATTAAAGCATATAATACAGCAAATAAAATATTATAAAACGCATTCTGCATATTGTGTTTTTCTAATTCTATTCCAATATTAATGACGTGAATAAATATACTTAATGATAATAAAATAATACTATAAACACTCATTTCACTAAACCTTTTAGGTATTCAGTATTCGAAGATTTCCAAACCTCTAACAAATCATCCATAGACGAATTTTTGTCTTCAAAGTCTATGTTTACAAGTTTAGGATTGAATTCTACTTTCAATAATCCGCATAGTTCTTCCATACAATTTTCAAATGAAGCAAGATTGAATTCATCTTCTCCATAGAGAAGCTCAACGATCTCACCAAGAAACATACCGGCATCGCTCATTTTCTTTTCATAGTCTTCACAGCTTTTGCATTCGTCTATGAAATGCGTGTCTTCTTCTAAATCACGGTCTAACATTTGATCACCTTTGTTTTTGTTTGTTTATCTTAGTCAATCGCTACAACTTGCTCGGATCTTGTCCGAGAGATCAAGGAGACATATTTTCTTCGATGCAATAAATTTAACACATTGTGAATATTTTATGCAACATCAATTTCTTGTTTACATACAAATATAACGATGTTATCATATTTGTATATCTAATAAATTAACCCAAGAGGACTTATATGAATTTAAACAGATATCTTCATGAAAATAACATTTCTTACGTGGCTTTCGCTGATATGTTAAAATGTAATCATGTTTACTTAAGCAGAATTGCTAGGGGCTTACAGGTTCCTGGTGAACGCTTAGCATTATACATCGAAGTCATGACAAAAGGGGAGGTTACTGCAAAAGAAATCTTAAACCCTTCACCCTTAAACTTCTGCTGCTCTAAGTGTGGGCGCCCTTTTGAAGAAAAAAAGAAGCAAACTTAAAAATTTATAGAGTTTATTTCTCGTTAAGATTATTGTGTTAGAATTCTCCAGCTGTACGTTGCAAGCATACAGCTGGATGGATAAAATAAAAAACCCGATTGGTTTCGGGTTTAGAGAGATAACATGAATATAAATAGGATGTATTCATCTTATCTCTCATTAACATTTAATGCAATATAAATTTAATGAGGTTTTTCATGCCTTTATATTCAAATGACAAATCAAAATCAGAAATTATAAATGGTCATAGCCATTCCTTTGATACAGGAATAGCCTGTGAATTAGGCGTGAATGCCGCTATCGTTTACAATCATATTCTTTATTGGTTGAAACACAATAAAATAAAAAATCAGAACTTTTATGATGATCATACATGGATGTATGAAACAATAGAGAAAATTTCTGAGTTTTTTGAATATCTCACTATTCGTCAGGTTCGATTAGCTCTGAAATTATTAGTAGATTCAGGATTATTAATCGAAGGAAATTTCAATCTAAATAAGTTTGATCGGACAACGTGGTATTCTGTCTCAGATGAAGAAATTCTAAATTCAAAAAGAAAATACGAAGCGCCTTTAAAAGCGCACGATGCGCTTAATTCGGCGCTTCCAAAAGACATACAAGGCGCTTGCGTCAATATTAATATACAAGATAAATACCAAGAGAATAACATAAGTACACAGCCTTCGGCTAAACATATATCTTTTGGTTCTTTCGTAAAAATGTCGAAAGAGGACTATGAAAAACTCATTGATAAATTTGGAAAGACTTCCGTTGATGACATGATCGAACAAATGAATGATTGGATTCCAAATAAACGACCTAAAGGTTATACGGATTATCCCGCGGCACTCAGACTTTGGTTTAAACGCAAGGAAACACAGCAAGGCTCAACGAACGCCATACCATTCAACAAAGTAGACAGGCGAACAAAAAAAACGGATGGCAGCCCTGTAAAGAGCCCTGCTGAAGGATTATTCTAATGAACTTTCTAGAAGAAGTTAAGCAATCCCCAGAAATTTTAAAATCTTTGCAAAAATATTTGGATAATCCTAGAGGTGTATTGTTGCTTGCAGGCCATAACGGGACTGGTAAAACTTTCGCAGCAGGTAGAATATTTGATAAAATAAATCAAGATGATTTACGAGAATATCCATTTCACGATAATTATTTTTTAACGCAAGCTGAATTAAATATTCGTTGGATATCACAACAAAATGAATATGGAGATACTTTGCATTTATTAAATTCTTTACGATCTTGCAAAGTATTTGTAATTGACGATTTAGGGACAAGAACACCATCCGATGCTTTTATGGATTTTCTTTATGCCATCATTGATTCAAGATATTCAAGAAGTTATAGCACTATTATTACAACTAATTTAAACTCAATCATGATGCGTGAAAGATTTGGTGATGCTTTTGTAAGCAGAGTAGCATCAGGTGAGGTTATTAGATTCAATGGTGAAGATAGACGATTTAAGGAATTTTAAAATAATATTATGAAAATCATTATACCTGGTCCGCCTATACCCAAAATGAGGCATCGCCATGCAGGCAAAAGATCATACGATCCACAATCTGATGAAAAAGAGGAAGTCGCAAAGATTCTAGATTATCAATATTCGTGTTATCTTTCCGAAGCCATGGATAGCGATGATAAGGAAATCGTGCTGAAGGCCTCTAAATTGACCTTGGCTGATGCATTTGATGTTAAAATGACTTTCCATATGCCAATCCCTAAAAGTTGCTCAAAAACGAAAAGAAAGGCCATAGCAGCGGATATGACAAATGACGTCTTTCATACATGCAAGCCAGACGTTGATAATCTTTGTAAGTTTTATTGCGATGCAGCAAACGGAATCCTGTGGACTGATGATTCTCAAATTGTTCATTTAGAAGCTTTGAAGATTTATTCATTCGAGCCTCGAACTGAAATTGAATTCTTCGAAGCAAAATATAGATCACCACAATATGGCACCGGCAAAATCAATTGTTAAAGATTAAAGTAAAACCACGGAAAAATAAAATGTTTATCACGATTGCACTAGCTATATTAATAGTTTTAATATTATCTTAGCATTTACAGGGAGATTCTATGGAAGAAACACAATTCAAATCTGGTTTAGTAGCTATATCCTTATCTCTTATTTTACTCATAGCTATGTTCCTTTTTACTTGTTCTTGTTCTCTAAGTTTTCAGAATATTTCAACACACGGCACAGCAACTGATTTAGTCGATGAAGAACAAAAAACAGATGCACAAGTTTCTCCTGAGTTATCTGTTCCACTAATCAAATGAGGTTATATGAATCCTGTACATGACGTAAATTTGAAAGTAGATGTAGATACCGCCGATTCATGCAATTGCTGTTTTCCAGTTAAAAAGAAAGAACACAAGAAAAAACCTTATCATCATCACGCGCGTCATGAAAGAAGCAAATCTGATACATCGATAAGAGATATCAACATGGTCGCAGGTGAAGTTTTCATTTTTAGCAAACCCGAAGAGAAAAAATAATGCAGTCAGTTTTGACAATTACGATTAAAGACGATGAAAAGACTTTACGCTTTAAACATTTGGTGTATCAAGATTACACTGTTTCTGCAGACGACCCCTTCATTAAGGGCTGTATTGATGAATCTCTTAAAGCTTTTAATGGCGAGCCTACGGACATTTCTATAAAAATCAGCATAGTTTTACTTTAATGATTAATAAAGAAGAATTCGAATATCACAAATATATTATAGATTGGATGGTTGCTAATGGTCGATCATTTTCAGAAGCGATGGCAATAATTTCTTATGCAGATCAAAATGATTTATCAATTCCTATAGCATTTGTTAACATTATCAGTAATGATTTATAAGATAAAATTTATAAAAATGCCTCTACGATCCAGTTTGGCAGCGAATATATAAAAGAGAATATGGATAAAGAACAAGAAATCAATTTTGCCTACCAAATCATAAAATTACTCGAAGATCTCCCAAAAAGAATTTGCGATGAGCTAGAGCGAAGAAATAAGATTGAGGATGAAAATAATGAGAAAGCATTTACTGTTGAATACAACGAAATGAAAAAGCGTCTTGAAGTGCAGTTTTTGGAAATTCTCAAAGCTCAAAATAATGGATGGATAAGAAATTAAAAACGATTAAATCCTAAAGAGAAAAAAAGGAAATTATTAAGAAAAAATTAATATTTCAAAATGGACCTCATTAAAATCAACGCAGAGCAAAAGTCATAATGATTGATAGGCGTTGCCATAACATGACTCGGCAAATTCTCTATATTCACAATCATTTCATCTAAAACCTTTAGCAATTCATCCCTTGTAGGTTTTTGAGCGAATTCATCTTTCTTTATCTCTATTTCTTCTTTGACTTTCACAATGATTTCATTTTCTTGATCATCAATTCTTAAGAAATTGTTAAAATCGTTGGCATAACATTCATATTTATAATTACCACCGCATATGGAAATTTCCCCGCAAGAGCAAGATACGTAATCCAATTCATGGAAGCTTTCTATAACATTTTTACAAAGTTTGCATTTTGCTCTGTTTTTCATAATTTATTTTTGGTAATTTAAAAGTAAACTTAAAGGTTAAAACATTAAGGATTAAAATGGTACTAGGACGACCAGTAAAATACACAAAAGAATTTATCGATAATGAAGCTGATGAATTAATGAAATGGCTTAAAAAAGGTAAGTTTACTTGGTTTGAAAGATTTGCTGTCGATCGAGGAATACCATTAAGATTGTTCAGTTCATGGGCAAATGAGAATGAGCGTTTTTCGGAAGCTTATGAGGCGGCAAAGGATATTCAAAAAGCATTGTTAATGGAAAAAGGCCTCGACAAGACATTCCAGTTCAATATGGTAAAGCTAATATTGAGTAACAGCTATGGCATCAATGAAAATGTTTTAAATTCTGTTTCACCAGAAACTTTAAAATTATTTGAAACACTAATGCATCAATTTGACAAGACTCAAGAAACTAAATGACATCTCCTCTTTCTCCAAAGCAAATGGAGTTTATCAAAAATTGTACTGCCCATTGGAATTTAGCACATGGTGCAGTATCTACAGGTAAAACGATAGGCACCCTTTTCGCTTTTATGCATGCTGTCTATCAATGTCCAGATAGTCAAATATTCATGGTAGGGCATTCAGCTGATACAATATATCGTAATGCTATACGCCCTTTAATGGAATCCGAAGAGCTTGCAGTGTTTAGACCTTTTTGTACTTGGCTTTCTGGTAAGCGAGAGTTGAAATTTCAAGATAAGACAATTAAAACATTGGGTGCTAAAGATGAAGGGGCAGTTGGTGCATTTCAAGGATTGACAGCATCATTAATGTATTGCGATGAGATGACTTTATATCCAGATTCCGTAATTGATATGATCGATACTAGATTACGTAAAGAATATAGCCGTGGTTTTGCTGCAATGAACCCGTCACATCCTAATCATAAATGCAAACAATGGATTGATAAAGCAGCGGAAGGGGATAAGAACTACTATGCTTTACATTTCGTTTTAGATGACAACCCATTCATACCAGAAGACTATAAGGAAAGAATAAGGAATAGCGCTAGCGGTCTTTTCTATAAGCGCAATGTGCTTGGATTGTGGGTAATGGCAGAAGGTGCCATATTTGACTTCTTTGATAAGAAAATACACGTTGTTAAACGTCCACCCGTTGCAGCAGATTATTGGGTTGCAGGTATAGATTATGGAGCAGCTAATCCTTTTACTTGCATTATTGTTGGTATTTCAACAGGACAATATACGCAAACTGGTGTGCAAATGTGGGTTGAAAAAGAATATTATTGGGATCACAGGAAGAAAAGACCTAAAGTTAATAGTGAACTTGCAGATGATGTAATGGAATTTCTAGAACCATATGCGATTAAGAATATTTACATTGATCCATCAGCCGAAGCTTTTCAACAAGAACTATCACGTCGTGGGAAACATGTAGTACATGCCAATAATAATGTAACGCAAGGAATACAGATTATGTGTGATAGCGTTCGGAATGGACGTTGTCTGATCATGGAAAATTGTACGAATTTAATTAAAGAAATCGAGGGTTATGTATGGGATCCGAGAGAAGCTAAACATGGATATGATGAACCATTAAAGGAGAATGATCATTGTGTAGATGCACTCAGATATATCCTAGCATCACATAAAGTTGCTAAATATCAACCTTACAAACATGATCCTACAGATTATCAAAACAGTAGATTTAATAAGATGCCTGTATTCAACACAAAAGACATAAGTCATTCGGGAATGCATACTCGTACATTTTAAAACTTGAATTTGCGTTAATAAATTCTTTATTGTATCGTATCGCTTAGCTTATATTGAAGCTCTAGGAGGCTACTATTTCATTATATCTCGCCCCATGGCAAAATAATCAAGAGCCCTCTGCTGGAAATATAAGGCATTGGTTAGATTCGTTATATGCCAAATTCCAACCCCTCGAAGCTTCTCGCTGGAACCAAAGTAATATTGATACCCTTTTCTATGCAGGCGCACAGAATTTCGTTAATAGGAATTTCAACTTTGCTCCTTCTACTTCTTATCAGCAATATTATTTCAATCTGATACAACAACCTATAAATATGTTGACTGGGTATCAAAGGCAGCATAGAAAATCAATCAATTATCAATCTATTGATGGCTCTGACCCTGAGACAACAGATCAATATACAAAACTCATTATGAATGTATGTCAGAAAGAAAGCATACATGAACAGTTTTCAAAATCATGTGAATTAGCGGCCGTTGCTTCAAAGAATTTGATTCAACCATATCTTGATTTCACCGGTGACGATCCTGCACAAGGACAGATCAGATTGAAGATCTGGGAATACAATTCATTCATGGTAGATCCTTATTATCGAAATCCCGATATGAGCGATGCACAGTTTGTATGGTGCCAGGAATACATAAGTAAACGAGAGGCTGACCTTCGATTTCCAGGAAAAGTTGATGAAGTAAGGCCTATGATGGCTTCACCACAGCGTTATGGGAATTTCTATTTCCTTCCAGAAAATCATAATATGGCTCGCAATGATCTTCTAGTCCTTTCATATGTTTGGTATAAATGGAATAAGAAAAAGAAAAGGCTTTACAGCAAAAAGAGGAATCAATTTTTTGATTTTGCTGGCGGAGATGGCCAGCTAGAGCAGATTCTTTATCATATTGACGATATGGAAGAAGTTACCGTTGATACCCCTTGTTGGAAAGTGGCAGTTGTTTTGAATGAACAATTAGTTTTTCTTGGTGATAATCCACTTTGGGATGGTCCTGAATGTCCATTCGTAAGTGTTGATTGGAATTATGATCCACATATTAATCAATACGATCTTCGTTGTAGATCACTCACGCGCACTATGCGCGACCCTCAATTTTTGTTCAATCATAAGGTAATAACCAATAACGATATAGCTGCTGCAACAATTAATGCAGGCTGGAAACGTAAAGTAGGCGCTGTTGCTAATGAAGATAATTTAAAGAAATCAGGTCAAGGATGGGATGTCATCATAAATGATGGCTATGAAATGACTGATGTTGAGAAGATTATCCCTAGTGCTGTTCCGCAGTCTGATCTTGAATTAGCTCAGCAGATGGCAGATCTTATTTACAATGTATCGGGTATTAATTTAGAGAACTGGTCTGGACAGAATGATAAGCAGACATCAAGTCTTACGGTATTGCTAAAGCAAGCTGCCAATTTAATGGTTTTCCAAAAATATTTTGATCAGTGGGATCATTCTTTTAAACTTCTAGGTGAAAAGATGCTTCAGATAGCTCTTTCAAACTGGAATGCTGAAAAAGTCAAAATGATGATAGGTGAAGAACCTTCCCCCCATTTTTATTCTAGAGTGTTTGCAAAGTATAATACGATTGTGGAGGAAGGACTTCTAACACCTACACAGCGTAATTTACAAGCTCAGCAGATGTTAGAAATCAATCAGACATTTGGAAGAGAAGTGTTGCCAGCATCCATGATCATAAAGAATATGAATCTCCAAGGCCGTGCTGAAATTATGCAATACTTGCAACAACAAGAAGAGCAAGCGGGTCATAAGCAAGCTGAGATGGAAGACGTTCAACATGCCTTTGAAGTTGCTAAATTACAAGAACTCTATAGCAAAGCTACTGCAAATGTGGCTCGTGCTCGTGAAGATCATTCTAGAAGTGAATCGAACTTGGGTCTATACGAAGAGAGAATTTCGATGATTCAACGCAACCAAGCAATGACTATGAAAGAAAAGCAAGCAGCTCTTACAGCTCTTCTTGAGAATATTCAGAAATTTGGTGAGATGGAAACACAACATGCGGAAAATCGTTTAAAGATTGATGAACATCAAATTCAAACTGAAGAAGAACATGAAAAGCAAGATGTTGAAAGACGTACACAATCTAATAAGTTTGTTGAAGAAATCTTAGGTAAAGCTTTACAAAGCCAAGTTCTATCTGATACGAATCAACAGCAACAAGGGCAGCAACAACCTCAACAGAACCCTCAGATGTAAAGAATTCTTGATATCTT